TCAGGCCCGCTTCCGGGCCTCGTCGAGCGCGTCGCGGACCTTCGCCTCCAGCTCCGACGGTAGGACGAAGCTGTTGACGGCCACGGCGTCATACCCGTGGGCCGCATCTACCCACTGCCAGCGGCGGATCTCATACCGCTGTCGGCCGGCCTTGAGCCGGATAGGGTCGTCCATGTCGACGGCCGTCAGCTTGTCGTCGACGTGGTGCGTTTCGCCGTGTGCCAGGCCGCCGACAAAAAGAACAAACATAGTGGTTCCTAACTTTCTGATGATCAATCTTGCCCGACGACGCGCAGCTTGGGCGCCTTGGGCTTCTGGTAGTCCTCGGAAATGAACTTCCCGTAAATCTGGAACACCATGGTCACGTCGGTGTGCCCGAGCTGCTGGGCGACATACCAAGGATTGGTGCCCGCCGTCAAGAGCGCGCTCGCGTAGGTGTGCCGGACCTGGTACGGGTTGCGGTAGCGCACGCCGGCGCGGGTGCACAGCGGTTGCCAAAGCGTCTTCCGCAGCTGCGCGTCGGTCGTCCATGCCTTGCCGGTGCGCGGGTTGAGCCACACGTGCTCGCCAGCGAGCAGGCTGGCCGCCTTTTGCGCTTCGAGGGCGGCGATCGCGTCAGCATTCAGGTCGACGTCTCGGATCCCGGCCTCGGTCTTCGGGGCTTTCTCGGTGCGCGCCACCTGGTTCACGTCGATGCGGGCCTGGGCCGCCTTGAAGTCGATCTTCGCCCAGCGCTGCGCCTGCAACTCGCCAGGCCGAAGCCCTGTGTTGAACCAGAACTGCACCGTAGGCCATTCGTCCGCGCGCGCGTGCTTGATCAGCGTGGCGCGCTCTTCGGCGGTGAAGGGGTCGATCTCGTACTCGCTCGACTTCGAGGTCTGCTTGAGCAGCTTGGAAAGGGCGATCCGGTCGAACGGGTTGAACGTGATCAGGTCATCGTTGAGCGCGTCTTCGAACACGCTTCGCAGAGGCGTCAGCAGGTTGCGGGCAAACTTGGCCGTTACCTCCATTTCGCCGATCCACGTGCGAAGGGCGCTTGGCGTGGCGGCGCTGAGCGGCTTGTCCTCCCAATGCTTCATGCGCTCGCTGTTGATCGCCTTCCTGTAGCCGTCGAGTGTGCTGGGCGACAGCTGCTTGTTCTCCACCTGGCGCTCGTAAATTTCGAGCTGGGCCTGCAGCAGCTTGCCGATCAGGATGCGGCCGGCGTTGCCGACGAACTGCTTCGCGCGCGGGCTGTCGGGGAAGTAGTCGGCGTAGCGGAACGTGTCGTCCTTGATCTTCCGCTGAATCTCAGAGCGAAGGCCCGACGCGTAGTTCAGGGCGCTCTTGTTGATCGGGCCGGGGGATAGCAGCTCGCGGCACTCGGTGCCGCGGTAGCTGAAAGCAATCTGGATCCGCTCTTCATGCGCGAAGGTGCGGATGCTTACGCCGCGTGGGCATGCGATTGCTGGGGCTGACTTTCCACCCATGTGTTGTACTCCTCCGGGTTGATGTACAGGTTGCCATCTGGCCCGAGGCGGCACTGTACGCCATCGGTCCACACGCGCTTCCTACGCCTGGCGTGCACTGCGTCGGGGGTGTCTCCCGTCTCTTCGCAGTGCTTCGACAGCTTGACCCAACGATAGCTCTTCGGGGCGGTGCCGGTGCTCACGATGCGGTCCTCCTGAATTCATAGGCCCGGATAAAGGGGTTGGCGGCCCAGCTGTCGGCGCCGTTGATCTGGCTCCAGAGCGATGCGTATGCCGCAGGCGCGGAATGCATGCACTGCATGTGGCTGGTGGGCTCCACGCCCCAGCCAGGAAGTTGCGGATGGGTGTTTTCCGCTGCGGGGCAATCGCCAATCTCTGTCCAGCCCCCCTTGTGGCCGCACTTGCGGCCGTAGTCGGTGAACGTGATGCCCTCCGCGATTGCGTCAGTCTCGCCAATCTGCTGCAGGCGTTCGATGCGAAGCGCGGTGACCTCCAGCACGATCCGGCATGCGTCGCGCGGCATGTGGATGCCCGGGCGCCATTTGTAGGCGGGCTCGCCCTCGAAGTCTGCGCGATAGGCTGGCTTACGCACGCTTGCCTCGACCGCGGCAACGGTTGCGGCGTGCGCGTCGTACTGTTCCGGCGCCCATGTCTCGCGCACCCAGAGGCGGTCGCCTATCGAAATGGTCGCGTACACGCGGTGCACGGTGCCTTCGCTACGCCGAGGCACTTTGAGGTACGGGCCGGCGTTGCCCGCTGGAGATGGGCCTGCGTCGACCCATGCGGCGTCGAAGTCCAGATCCGCCCACAGCGCCGGCGTGGCACGCCGGCCGTCGACCAGACTGTTGTGCCTGGTGAAAAGCCGGCGCGTCTGCGTCTTCGGATCCACTTCGCGGTACAAGGCGCGCACCATGTCGGCCTTGAAGAGGGTGCCGTGCTCTTTCATGTCTTCCTCGCCTGTTGCGTTGTGGGCAGCTGCGCCTGGCGCCGCTCTGCCTCGATGTGCGTCTTCCGCGCTTGACATCCCGCGCAGCTGATATAGAAGGTCCGGGCGTCGCTTGTGCGGCACGCCGGGCACGTGGGCGTGTAGTGGCCGGTCATGGAATGCCCGCTTTGTTGGCCGCCGCGTCGATGAGCCGGCACAGAGCCACGCGCCGATCGCTGCGCAGCAGCTCGCCGTCAATTCGCTCGAGCGTGAACCAGTGGTCAATGAATCCGGCGCGCGCCATGTCGCAGCCGACCAGCACGCCGCGGTACCGCCATTCGTTGGCCCTGCCCGTGGGCTCCATGACGTAGGAGGGCGCGGCGGCTGGCGGCGGCGGTGCCACCGGCGCAACGTCTCCGAAAAGGTCGAAAGTCATGACGCAGGTGCCTCATCCCATTCGCGGCCGTCGAGTGCGCGCCCTGCGGCCTTCTTGCCGGCCTTGAACGTGAGCATGGCACCGGTGCCCTGCAGGAAGGCCATCGGTGCCAGCGGCGCGTGCACTGAGCTGTCCTCGTGGATCACGGCCTGCTCGACCAGGCATGTACGGCCGTAGCAGTCATCGAGCGCGCCTTGGTCTTCATGCTGGCGGGCCTTTCGGTTCGATCGATACAGCCGGTGTGTGAACTCTTCGTCCTGTTGGCTGACTGGGAACCACTCGCCCCATTGCTTGAACAGGAAGGGCACGCCGGCCGGTCCGCACTGGTCGCGCAGACTGCGCACCCAATCGGGATGCATCGGCCGTGCGCCGGCCCCGCTCTCGCCGCCGACGATTACCCAATCGACGCCGCTTGGAAAGTCGCCCTGCGTATGCGCGAAACCCACCCCGCATTGACCGTTCAAAGCATTCAGGATCACGCGGTCAGGATCAAGGGCGAGCACGTCGAGCCGCACTGGCCCTAGCAGCGGCTCCATGCTGAGAAAGCGCTTCGCGGCCGGCACGCCCAGCAGCTTCGGAATGTCGCGATCGGCCTCGGCCTGGTCGACGATGGTGGCGCCCAGCCAAACGTGATCGGGCGGACCATCCAGGAACATTTCGCCCAGCATGTCGCCGGCGTTGCCGATGCGTTTGGTGAGCAGCAACCAATCGAGGTTTGGCGTGTTCAGGATCAGCGTTGCGAGGTCGTCTCGCCATTCGCGCTCCACCGCGTTGTCGAACACGTCGGCCAGCGATGCGCAGAACACCCGCTGCCGGCGCCCGTGCTGCGCCATGAAGGCGTCAGCTTGGGCATTCCATCGCAGCGGCATCTTCCAGTTCGCTGCGCTTGTGCGCGTGCGAGCTGCGAAGTCGCGGCCGTATCGCTTTGCCCAGTCCGCCGCATAGCAGTGCTTGCAGCCAGGGCTGATAGCGAGGCAACCGACCCACGGGTTGAAGGTGTGATCGGTCCATTCGATTTTGCTGTTGGCGCTCATGCGGCCCTCCGCAGTTGCTGGGTTTGGAAGTCGTTGTAGTTGGCAGCAACGATGCGTTCCATCGGCAGCGGGCTGACAGAGTTGCCGCACATGCGCACCTGCGCCGTCTTGGTCAGCACCTTGCCCGCGGCCGTCCGGTCGATCACGTAGGTGCTCGGAAAGTCTTGGGCGTTGTACAGCTCGCGCGGCGTCAGCATGCGCAGGCAGATATCCACGATCACCCAAGGTTCGCCCTTGAGCCAGACCGTCACCAACGCCAGCCGATCATGGGTCGTGACCGTCGTCATCGGATCGCGAAGATCGGACCATTGGCCACCGCTGCCGTGGTAGCGCATCAGGAACGCGGCGCAGCGCAGCGCGCCTTCCTCGTGTTCCTGGCTCAAGCGGTACTGCACGAGGCCGTGGTGTTCGCCGCCGGCGGAAACGGTCGTCAGCGGTTCGCGCGCGTCGCGCCCCTCGCTGTTGCGCCTCAACGTGGTGAGGTGCGCGGTGATGAGTTGCTGCTGGCTACCGGACGTGGTGATGGCCGACATGGGCTGGCGCACGTCTCGCGCCGGCGTGGTGTTGAAGCCGCCGTTGGCTTGCACCATGAAAGCGGTGCTGAGGCTCTGCCCGCCACCGCTTGCAGTCACGGTGCCCAGCGGCCCGCGAATGTCGTTCGCGCCGTGGCTCCAACGCTTGCCGCCTTCCTTGCCCTCGCCGTGGCCGGCTTGCACCAGACAGGCGGTCGCGAGGCCATGCTTCTTCCCGCCAGCAGTGACGGTGCCCAACGGCTTCGCCAGGTCGAGCACGCGCGGCGCCTGCCCATCCCGCTCCCCGTAGCCCATCTGCACCAGCACCGCCGCGGCAAGGGCCGTCTCGCCGCCCTTGGCGGTCGTGATGGTGCGCATCGGCTGCTGCACGTCGTAGGAGGTGTCGCGGGTGTGCGTCACCGGCACCAGGCTCGGCGCCAACAGCATCAGCTCGCCGCGGTTGGCGGCTGTGACGGTCGGCAGCGGGCTGCTGAGCGGGCGGGTGCGGTTGCTGGAGTCCGTGTGCGTCGCGGGCACGATGAAGGGATCGGGACTCTCCAGCACGAACTTCCGCATGCCGTGGGCGATGCGCCGCTCTGTGGCCTCCGCGAGCGGCTTCTTGCGTCCGAAGATGCTCCGGCCCTCGATGCTCCAGTCGATGCAGTCGGCCGCCGGCCGCCAGGCTTTCCGCTTGCCGTGCGGCTTCTTCGCGTTCGTGTATTCCGGCCAAACGATCGGCAGGCCATCGCAGCGCGCGATCATGTAGAGCCGCTGGCGGGTGCTGTGCGCGCCGAGGTCGGCGTTCACGATCACCTTCCACTGCACCACGTAACCCATGGCGCGGAGCCCTTCGACGAAGTGCTTCCAATTGCGCCCAAGGTGCTTCTTGTCGGGCACTAGGAACTGGCGATGCCGCGGGATGTACTCGCCCGGATCGGCGACGCGGAAGGTCTTCCGCTTGGTCACCGGGTCGATCAGCTCATCCAGCGTCACCACGCGGCCGGTCGCGGGATCGCGCTTGGCGATGAGAGGCGACCACTGGAGCATCTGCTCGACGTTTTCCAGGGTGATCACGTCCGGGCGAACCTTGCCGCCCCAACGGTGGACCACCCATGCCAGCGAGCGGATCGCCTTCGAGCGCGGCTGGCCGCCCTTGGCCTGGCTGTGATCGGTGCAGTCCGGCGACGCGTGGAGCAAGCCAACGGCGCGGCCCTCGGTCACTTGAAGCGGGTCCACTTCCCACACGTCGGCCTGAAAGTGGCGCGTCTGCGGGTGGTTGATCTCGTGCATGCCGATCGCGTCGGCGTCGTGGTTGACGGCAATGTCAACATGCCGGCCGATCGCCGCCTCGATGCCGGTGCTGGCTCCACCGCCGCCGGCGAAAAGGTCGATGACCAGTTTCGCCGACAGCGCGAGAACGAACTGAGGCGTCAGCATGCGGTGCCCTCGGCGGGCGTGTCGCTGGTAGCGCGGGCATCGCTGCGGTCGATACGTTCAATTTCCGCGAGGATCAGTGCGCCGGCCTTAACCAGTTCGCGTCGGCGATCGCCTTCCTTGGCGGCCCAGCCCTCGGGAATGATGGCCTCGCCGAATGTGTCGCCGTAGCCGGTGTCCTCGGCGCTCCACTCGCGCGCGCCAGGCGGCATCGCGTAGAAGCACGCCATGGCGGCGATCTCATCGTTCACGTGCCCGTCGTCGTGCTCGGGCGTCCAGCCCTCCGCGCTGATCTGCCGCTGGCGTTCGGCCAGCACGTCGTGTGCTGCATCGCTCCCGATAGCGGCACCAGGTGCGAAACCGCAGACCCGTTCGACGCTCACGCCGCCGATCTCGAATTCAACCTCGTAGGCGCCGCCGCGTCCGTTGTGCTCTTCCTCGTGCGTATCGAAGTCTTTCTTGAGGCGGTCCAGCGTTACCTCGCCGTCGTAGTCCGTCGCATCTTCCTCGCCAAGCCATTCCCGGACCATGAAGCGGCGAACGCCCTCCCAGTCCGTGACCAGTTCGGCGCTGGCGAGGTCGGTTTCTCCCCACGCGCGACACAGGAACGCATCGAAAGCTCTCTCCACCGGCCGGTCCTGCCCTTGGTTGTCCCCGGGTGCTGCTTTCGCCTGCACGGCCACCATCGCCGCATGCATGCGCTCGCGCAGGATTAGCCGCTCGGGGCTGACCTTGGTGACGCCGAACCATGCGGCAATGCCCGCGTCGAGTTGCGCGTCAGTGATCGCGCCTGGTGTGTTGTTTGCGGCCATGGCTAGAGCGCCTCCATTTCGGTGTAGTCAACAGTGATCGGGAAATTCAGGTTGTCCGGCGATACCTCCCACGCGCGATCGCCGGCGGCTTGCACCACCGTGGCGGAGACGCCGCGGGTGTTGAACGTGTTGCCGTCCTTGTGGACGTCGGACTTGAGCCGCACGCGCTGGTCGGCCTCGAAGCGGTTCGGGTTGTCAATCGCCTGCAGCTGCTTGGCGATGAGCGCCGCGGCTTCTTCCTTGCCGACCTTGGGTTTGCGAGCGGGGGCCGGCTTGCGCTCGGCGGTGATGGTCTTGGCGGCTTCGTCGACGCGCTTTGCGCTGGCCTCGGCCTTCATCTCGCTCTTCACCGATGCCGCCAGCGCCTTCGTGTCGATGCCGAAGTTGGCGGCGCCGACGCTGATGCGCACCGCGTGCTCATCGAACTGGTGCAGGTCGTGGGCCATCATTAGCACGTAGAGCCACTGCACCAGGGCGTCGGCGGGCACCGTTTTCAGGTGCTGCTCGACACCCTCACGCACCCCGACCTTGCCGACGTTCGCCAGCTCGCCGATCAGGGCTTGCGACGTGCCGCGCAAGCCCGCGAAAAGCAGCAGGGCGATCTCGCGCATAGGGTTCGTGCCGAGCGCCACGTCGGCGTCGCCCGCCTCGCTGACGGCCCTGATCGCCTTCGTGCGCCACGCCAGCTCGTAGGCCTCGGTCAGCTTGCGCTTTGCCACGATCGCGTCGACGTCGGCTTCCTTGTGCACGCCGGCGTCGGTGATCTGGTTGTCCTTGAGCAGCTTCGACACCGCGGCGGTCGGCAGCACGGCGACCATCTCATGCGTCGTCGGGTCTTCGATGAGCGTTGGCATCGGCATGTTGTCGCCAAGCACCTTGCGCAACGTCCGCATCTTTCCGCCAAGCGCCTGGTGGTCGTCGACCTTGGTGTAGCCCCGCAGCGTGTTGCTGCTCGGCATGATCTCTTTGGCTTCCTTGCCGGTGATGACGGTCTGGCCGCGTTCCTCCGCCTCGGCCTTGATGCGGTCGTAATGCGCCTGCTTCTTCACGTTGAAGCATGTCGGGTCGGTGCAGGTGTCGGCGTGCGCCACGTCATCGAACAGCTGGGGGTTCGCGCCCGCTCGCTTCGGGCAGGTGCGGCAGCTGCCCGCGGCCGGCACCAGCGATTCGTCCGTGATCTTGAAGACCGCGCTGCCCAGCTTCAGCATGTAGTTGCTGTCGATGTGATCCTTCGCCTTGCGGTAGCTCATCGGCTCGCCGTGGAAGTCGGTGGCGGCGATGTCCTTGAGCACTTGCAGCTGCAGGCCAGCGGGGCGCATGGCGACCAGCTCGGCGGTCGATCGCGTCAGCTTGCGTTCGTAGAACGCTTTGCGAGCGTCCGGCACCAGCTTGAGCAGGTTCATCGTCTTGTAGACATACGACCGGCCCTTGTCGATGCGATCGGCAATGTCCTCGGCCGACAAGCCAGCCGTCTCGCGCAGGCGCTCGAAGCCCTCGGCTTCTTCCATCGGGTGCAGATCGCGCCGCTTGAGGTTTTCGACCAGCTGAATCTCCAGCACCTGGTCGTCCGTCAGCTCGCGGATCATGGCGGGGATCGTGCGCAGGCCCGCGATGCCGGCGGCGCGCCAGCGTTGCTCGCCCGCGACCACCTCATGCGTCGGCCGCGGTTGGCCTGGCAGCAAATCTTCGAGCGTCTCTTGAAGCCTCGATCCTGGCAGCGGTCGAACAAGGATGGCTTGCAGCACCCCCTTCGTTCTGATGCTGGAGGCGAGGCTTGCGATGAACTCCGCGTCGAAGTGCGTGCGGGGGTTCGTCTTGCTTCGCACGATTGCCGCGTGCGGCAAATCGGCGAACCCGGTCGTGTTCGTGGTCTTGGCGACTGTCGGGGTAGCGGGCTGCGCCGTCAGGCGCTCGTTGTCTTCTTGCTCGCCGCCGAAGGCGGGTGGATTGTCTTTCGCTGCGGCAGCAGCGGGCTGTTGCGCCGCGGGCGGCGCTGTCTCCGTCTCTACGACGTTCGTCGTCTCTTCTCCCTCTCCCCCCTCCCCTGAGAGTGGCGAAGCCCGCGCGGGGTTCGGGGCGGCTGTATACAGTGCCGTGGCTTTCTTTCCCGGCGCCTTGCGATCGCGGTCGTACTGGCGCGTCTTGTCCAGGTTGCGCGCCTGCCAGTCGGCCTTGAGGTCTTTCTGGCAGGCGCGGCAAAAGCGCTGCAGGCCATCCGTGCGCGACTTGTTCGCGTTGAACTGGTCGGCGGGCTTGCACGTCTTGCAGCCCGGGCATGTCTTCTCGGTGATGGTGGTCATTCGATGGGCCTTATTTCGTGATCAGCTCGCGCAGCGCGCGGGATTGAAGTTGCGCCAGCTCGCGCTCCATCGCGGCTACTTCCTGGCGGCGCTTCTCGATGCGGGCCTGGAGCGCGATGAGGTCTTTGGACGGCTTGGGCGTGTCGGGCGGCGGCGTGTAGCCGGGCAGCGCGATGACGACGCGTTCGTTGTGCAGCAGGCGCACCAGCGCGCCGCTGTCCAGCGCCTTCTTGAACACCGCCGTCGTGCTGCTTTGCGGGATGCCGAAACGCTGCGTGATTTCCGAATACGTCAGGTGGCCGCCGTGCTCTTGCAGGTGGGCCAGCACCAGCGAGGGCACGCTGCCCGGCTTGGGCAGGTAGTTCCCTTGATCGCCTTGCGCCGCCGGCGCGATCGCGGTGAAGCGCTGGCCTTCGGCTTTCGTGCCGAGGAAGTCTCGGCGTCCCGACGTGTGGACGAAGTTGAGCGTCGAAGCGGCAGGCGCGGCGACTCTCCGGCCCATGAAAACGCTCGGCAACGTCAGTGCGTCGTAGGCACCTGGCCGCGCCGACGTGGGGCGCAGCTCTTCGCCGGTGTAGAGCTGCGCCGAGTAGGGCGTGCGTGGGCCTGCCACGGTGCACACGATCGGCGCCGATGCTTCGGGCTCGGCCTGCGCCGCCTCGAAGGCTTGCTGCAGCGGGGTGGTCATTGGGCGGCGGTCCATTCCGCCACCGTGACCTTCGCCGAGGGGATGCCCGTCACCAGCGTGACGAACTCGCTGTGCACGAGCTGCTGCAGGTGCCGGATATCGTGCGTGTTCGCGATCACGGCGTCGGGCTTGAATGCGGTGCCGTCCGTCACGCTGACGTGCTGCCCCTCGGGCGTGGTGGTGCTGTCAACGCCTGGCCGGGTTACTTGCCAGATCGTGCCGCCCAGCGCGCGCAGCGTGTCGACCTCGTTGTCGAAGCGGCAGTCGGTGATCACGAACCGCGTGCCGCCGTCGCGGCGGTACGCGGTGATGCGCGCGGCGAGCTGCATGGTCCAGTAGCGCGGCGACTGGCGCCGGCGGTACTCGGTGCCCCACCACTGCATGATCTGCCGCGGCGAGCGTGGTTGATCGAGGAACGCCGCCCACTGCGTCGCTCCCCGGGGGGTATCGTCGCGCGTGATGTGGGCCACGATGACCGCATCGGTGAAGGCGTTGTCGGAGCCCTTGCGAAGCGCCAGGGCCTCGCTTGGGTCGTTCTTGGTCGCGGGGTCGGACAGCAGCCGGACGTCGATGCCGAACGCGGTGGCCACCTCGCCACGCAGGGCATCAGCGAAGGCGAGCTTCCTGAATTCCCAATGGGTGACAAGCAGATCCGCGACGGTGTCTTTGCCGACGCTGGCGAGGCCTGTAAGGCCGAGGGTGTATTGCTTCATGGAATGGTTCAAGCAGCCATCGGCCGCGGTTGCTGGGGGGAATCGAGCCGCGGCTCGGCGTGGTAGCTGGGCCAGCGCTCCGGCGCGAGCGAGCAGCTGGTGATGAAGCCGCGAAGGCCATCGCGCTTTTCGAGGGGGCGCACGCGCTCAAGGCAGAGGTTCAGCGCGCAGCCCTTGATGAGCCTCTTCGCGTTGGCCTGCACGAATGCCGCGCCCTCGGGGCCTTCCCAAAACACGTGCACCTCCTGCACGCCGCGCTTGGTGCGCTCAAGCGTGCTGAATTGCCAGGCGAGGCGCTCGGCCCCGCCCTCGGGCGATTGCAGGTGGACAAGGCTGGGCCGGGTCGTGAGAAAGAACAGGCCGGATGCGTTCATGGTGCGTCTCCAAGGCGAGCGACGCGTTGGGCCTGCGCGATCGCGTCGGCCTTGTCGTCGGCGACCGCTTGCGCGGCCTCTGTTTCAGGGCGCGCGTCGAGCAGGTGCGAGACGGCGGGGACTACAACGAAAAGAAAGAGGATCAGCAGGCCAATGGCCCAGCGGGGGAGGGCGGCGAGGTTCATGTGCGGCTCCCTGTGGTCTTGACGATGGCGGCGCGGGCAGCAGCCCATGCGGCTGGAGTGCGCCTGTCCATCTCGGCCTTCATCGCGGCCACCTCGGCAACCGCTTCAGGCTCGCGCCGAATCGCGCAGCTGCGGCGTTGTTTGCGGCGCAAGTAGCTCGCCTGCAGCTCGCGCAGGTACAGCAGCTCGACAAGTGCGGCACGTTCGGCACTCACTGCGAAGCCCCGGTGGAGACGACCAACAGCTCGCCCTTCTGCGTCAGCCCAATGCAGCGCGCATCCGCAGTGCCGTCGTCGAGGTGCTCTTCGAGCCGGTGATGGGACTCGCGCCAAAACTCGGCCGCTTCTTCGGCGGCATCGCGGCGGCGCTCTGCCTCTTCGAGTCTTTCAGCGAGTTCCGCCGCGTGCTGGCGCAGGTGTTCCAGCTCCCACCGCTCGAGCCGGCGCTGGATCCGCGACGTGGCGGGTGTGTGCTGCGCGTTCACCGCGGAACCTCGACCAAGTTGCCGAAGTCGTCGACCACGCATTGCGCCGATACGAACACGCCCGCGCGCAGGTCGATGGTGGAGCACCAGATGTGGTACTTGCCGGGATGGGCGCCGCCGCCCCAACGCGCAACGTAAATCGCGCAGCTGCGATGGCTGATGCCTCCGCTGGGCGAGTACTCCGGCGTGCTCACGACGCTTCCTCCAGCGCAAGCCCTTCGCCGGCGAGCGCGTCGGCCACGGCTTGCTGCGCCTCATCGCCTTCGAGGATCTTCACCTCGCAGTCTTCGAGAAACAGCTGCGTGTCGAGCGACAGCAGCAGGGCATTCATGCGAAGCCCCGCGAATGTTCCAGTTGCCAGTCGCCGTGCGGGCCCTCACCGCGCACGATGCCCGTGTGTCGGCTATAGGCCACGTCGTAGCCGATGCGGCGTTCGCGCAGGACGCGCGCCGCGCGCACCATGCCGGCGGCTGCTTGTCGGCTGATTGGCCGAGAGCCGCTTGCCGTGCAAAGGCGAAGGCTCGGCTTGTCCTCGGCTGGCTGTTGCCGCCCGATGCGGGAGCGCAGAAGGGTTGCTGGCATTGTCCATCTCCGTGTTGGGATGGACGAGATTCTACAAACGTAGAAAACTAAGTGTCAACAGTTGTAGAAAAAAGATCAGCGGGAAATGAAGTCGAGGCGCCCCGAGCTGTCGAAGAAGAGCGTCCCCCGGTTTTTGTAGAGCCACTGGCGCCTCACGCCGCCCGCGTTCTCCGTTGTGAAGACCCGGTCGGGCGCGCCCCACGTGCTGCAAGAGCGAACCCAGTCGGCGGCGGCGCCGATGTATGGTTCCTTGTCACTTCGTTCGCCGCACTCCCTGCGCTCAGCGCCGTGTTGCTCGGCAAGGCGGGCGCCTTCGCGCTTGGCGTAGGCGTCGATCTCCCGAGCGCGTTGGGCTTCGCGCTCGCGCTCATAGGCTGGGTCGCCCATTGGTGGGCGCGGTTTCAAAGCCGGCTTGTACACGTCCCCGGGCGCCGGGCGCGGCCGAGGGATGGCCGACGATCCGTCTTGGCACGGCACTTCCTGGAATTGAACCCGGCCATCAACGACGCAGCGATTCTGGGCCTGCGCTGCTGGTGCGAACAGCGCGAGGCCAGCGCAAAGCGCGCTAAGGGCGAGCGGGGAAGAGGTAGACGTTGCCCGCAATTCTTCTAACCGTGCGTGCCCGTCTTCCGGCTTTTTCGGTTGGCACCCTTGGCTTCGAGCAGACCCATTACAAAGCCCTCGACCAAGCCACGCTCTTTCTCGCCCAGGGAAGCCCAATCCATTGAGCTCACCCGGTCGAACGGCCACGCGGCGGGAGGAGGGGCCTCTATATGTGCAGCGCCTGGCGCCGACGGACCGTCGCCGTCTGTTGGGTTTTCGATCCAGTCTCGCGTTTCGTCAAGCAACTGGTCGAGCGTCAGGCCAAGGCCGCGCGCCAGCGCAGAGCCTTTCTCCGACCGCTTGCTATCTCGGTTTTCGAGGGCGCTGATCGTGCCTATATCGACGCCCGAACGATCTGACAACGCCTCTAGCGTCAGATTCAGCTTCTCCCGATATTTTTTTACCTGTTTGCCCAGTGCCATAGCAGTCGAAGCTAAACAAGTGTTGAAAAACAGGCAAATACACTTGTAGACCTTCGCGCTTCTACAGTTGTAGAATTTGGCGCATGAGTGCATCCAAACCTATCGTCACAAGCGCCATCGAGGCCGCTGGTGGTCCGTCCGTAGTTGCCCGTCGGCTCAAGGTGTCGGTCCAAGCGGCGTGCTTCTGGCGGGATGGCGAGCGGCTTTTCCCGGAAAAACACGGCGCCGAGCTGGAGTCGGCCTGCGGTGGCAAATACACCCGCAAGGACATGTGGCCGGATGAGTGGCAAACGATCTGGCCGGAGCTGGGTGAGCCCGAGCCGGTCACGCAGGCCGGGGCGCTCTGACGTGCTGGTCGATGCCACTAGGCCGCCGCTACCGCCGCTCGGTGCAGATCGGTCAGCACCGCTTCGGTCGTGCTTGCGCCCTCGCGCCGCGCAGCGTTCGCCAAGTGCGCCAGCGTCGCTGCGAAGCCTGCCCTGCGTTCTGTGGGCAGCTCGTGCACGAGTGCAAAAACCAACGCGCCGAGCCCGTTGATGACCGCATTCATCGCCTCGGCGTCGTTCCTGAAATTCATGGGTGTCCCTTTCGTTGGCCGTGTTGCAGCAGCACGTGCCGGCGGCGTTGGGTGCCTTCCTTGTGTGCGACTGGTTGCTGTGGTTCGTCATGGCAGCCAGTCTCTTTTTTTTGCCTTTTCATGTCTGTACGAACTTGGACGAACGGTTCGTCAACGTTCGTCGAGGGAGGAATTTTGGAATCACTCAGCGAAGCTTTGACCGAGTGCGTCAGGGTGTGCGGCGGTAGTAAACAGGTCGGCGCGAAGCTCTGGCCCGAGAAAACGCCGGACGCCGCCCAGCGGCTCCTGCTCAGTTGCTTGAACGACGACCGCGCCGAGAAGCTGTCGCCCGAACAGCTGCTGCTCGTGCTGCGCTTGGCGCGCCAACGCGGCCACCACGGCGGCATGAACTACATCGCCGGCGAGCTGGGCTACGGCACGCCGGTGCCGGTCGAGCCGCGGGATGAGATTGCCGACTTGCAGCGTCAGTACATCGAGGCAGCGCGCTCGATGGCACGCATGGCGGACAAGATCGACAGATTGAACAGCGGGGCACCGCACGCCTGATGGACAACCTGAACGCGGTTCTCCACCAAATGCAAGATTTTGGGATCGAGTTGCGACGCGCGCCTGGCCCGGATGACGTGCAACGCATCCAGGACATGAAGGAGGGCAAGCGCACCACGATTGGCAAGGGCGGCAAGTCCTGGTTCAAGTTCTATCTGTTCCGGCCTGACAAGGGCGGCGTGTACATCACCGGCTCGTTCGGGACATACCGCGGCGGTGGCTCGTGGGAAAAGGTCGAGCAGGACTGGGCGCCCTTGTCGGCGGCTGAGCGTGAGCGCCAGGCGCGCGACCGCGCGGAGGCGTCGGCCCGTGCCGCGGCGGAGCGCGAAGAGGCGAGGCGCATCGCAGCCATGCGCGCCGGCGAGCTGTGGCACTTCGCGTCGCGGGAAGGCCGATCGCCTTACCTAGAGCGCAAGGGCCTGCAGGGCGAGGCGTGCCGCTATCTGCCGGACGGCACCCTGGTGATCCTGATGTTGCGCTACGACCTCCCGCGCGAGCAGGCGGTGCAGGCTGCGCAGCGCATCATGCCCAACGGCGAAAAGATGTACTCGGCCGGCTTCTCGAAGCCTGGCTGCTCGCTTCGGTTGGGCACGGTCGACGACTCGACCCAGCTGATCGCCGTGGTGGAGGGCTACGCCACGGGCCTCACGGTTCGCACCGCCCTCGATCACCAGATCCCGGTCTACGTGGCCTTCGACGCCGGCAACCTGCACCACGTCGTGCCGATGCTGCGCGAGCTGCACCCCGATGTTCGGCTGCTCATCTGCGCCGACGACGACTGGCTCACGCGCGACCCGATCACGAAGAAGCTAAACAACCCGGGGCGCACGGCCGCGAAAGCGATCGCCAAGCGGGTGCCGTGCGTCGATATCGTCTACCCGGTCTTCGACAGCACGCGCCAGCGCGGCGACACCGACTTCGACGACCTCCGCCTGCGGCAGGGGATCGAAGCGGCGGCGCGGCAGCTGCAGGGCGCTGTTCGCATGATGGAGCGCGTGCATGGCTGACCACGTAGACGCGCCACCACCGGACGAAGCGCCGCCCCCTGACAACGTGGTGCAGGCGAAGTTCGGCGAGGCCAAGGCGAAGGGCGCAGCGAAGAAGCCACCCCGACCCCCAGCAGGCGACGCGAGCGCGCCTTCTGCGGGGCAGGGGGGCAAGCGGTCAAAGGGCGATGACAAGCCGCCCCCGCGTCCGATCGACTGGGGCCAGTACAACACGCTGATCGAGAAGTTCGCGCTCATCTATGGCACCGACACGGTGTGGGATGGCAGCAAGCGCTTGATCATGAAAATTTCCAACATGGCGCACGCCCATGGCTCGGACATGGTGCGCATGTGGAAGGCGTCGGAGAAGCGCCGAACGGTCATGCCTTCGGACGTCGTCTTTGATCCGACCAACACATGCGACCCCGAGCGCTGCATCAACCTCTACGACGGGTTCGCGATGGAGCCGGTCAAGGCGTCGCCGGCCGAGGTCGACGTGATGCTGGAGCTGCTGCGCCATCTGTGCGGCAACTGCGCCACGGGCGATCAGACGATCGACGCGGTGATGCATTGGGTGCTGTGCTGGATCGCGTTGCCCTTGCAGCAGCCTGGCGCGAAGCCGCGATCCGCGTTGGTCTTTCACGGGCCGCAGGGCACCGGCAAGAACCTTTTCTTTGATGCCATCCGGGCCATCTACGGCAAGTACGGGGTGATGGTCGGCCAGACCCAGCTCGAGGACAAGTTCAACGACTGGCTGTCGGCGAAGCTGATGGTGATCGGCAACGAAGTGGTCACGCGGCAGGAGCTGTACCACAACAAGAACATCTTGAAGTGGGTCATCACCGAAGAGCTCATCCCGATCCGGCCCATGCAACAGGTGACCCGGTGGGAAAGCAACCACGCGAACGTCGTGTTCCTATCGAATGAGAGCCAGCCGCTGGTGCTCGAAGACAACGACCGCCGCTACCTGGTGGTCTACACCCCCTCGGCCGAGGACGGCGACCTCTACAAGCGCGTGGCGGCCTTCCTTGCCGACGACGGCGCGGCGAAGTTCTTGTACTTCCTCCAGCACTACGACGTGGGCGACTTCGGCGAGCACACGAAGCCGCTGATGACGGCCGCCAAGGCTGACCTCATCGAGTTGGGCATGCGGCCCGCCGAGCGGTTTATGTCGGAGTGGTTGCAGGGGATGCTCCCTCTCCCTATGCAGGTGTGCTCGGCGGAACAGCTGTACCGGGCGTTCCGGCGATGGTGCGACCAGGCCGGCGAGCGCTACCCGCCAGCGCGTGCGACGTTCACCAAAAACGCGGAGCGGTGGATTCTTGAGCGGGTCGAGCGCAACGCGCAGGGCGAGCGCCTGGCGCCCCGCCTTACCTACAAGGTGGTGCAGCTCAAGGACACCTTGAAGACCAACGGGCGGACGGCTGCGCGCTGCTGGTTGCCGAGGGGCACAGGGCCGCGCGACGGCGTGACCGAGGGCGAGTGGGCAGCGGGCTGTGTCGAGTCTTTCGAGAAGTCCCTGAACCGCTTTTTCTACGCCAACCGCGAGGCCAGGGACGACGCCCCTGTTACGCCAGATGCGTGACGTGTTTCGCCTGCAAAGCCCCGTCGTTACTCGTGTTTCGCCTGTTACGCCACATCGCTCCTGTATGTGCATGCGGGCATGTGCGTGCAGGCGTGCGCATGCACACGTCGTGATGGCGCGTAACGGCGTAACTCACGTAACCACGGGGCCTGCGCGCGTAACGGGGCACGTAACACGCGCGCGCGCTCCGAACAGATCAACCCTTTGAAAGGAAAAGAGAAATGAATAGAGAGAAAGAACAGAGGCAGCGATTGGTCGAGCTGCTGGGCTTGGTGGTGCAGGGTCTAACGAACGGGCGCCTGCACCTCATGCCCGGCTGGGAGTCGGCTGTGGAATTCGACGGCCAGCACCTGACGCGCTTGGCCTTGGACCTTCGGTTCGATCAGCCCGCGGCAGGTGCCACGCTTGTGCCCATGCCATCGCCTTCGGGTGGGTTGGGT